GTGCGTAATTGGATATTCAAACACTTTCCTAAGGGCAAAAAATTAGTCTCATGTGATGATGACATAAATGGATTTATTGAATATGATCCAAAGACAAAGCGACATGAACGAGAACTCCGGAGCCTTAAGGATACGATACGACGCGGGTTTTCTGAATGTGAGAAAGCCAAGTGTGGACATTGGGGAATTTATCCAAGCCCCAATGGATTTTTCATGAAGCCAACCGTTAGCACTGATTTGAAGTTTATCATTGGAAGTTTCGGAGGCTTCATAAATCCCGGAAATGAAGTTCTAATTGAAATTAGTGAAGGAGAGAAAGATGATTATGAAAGAACTCTGAAATTCTTTCAGCGTGATGGAGCCGTTGTCCGTCTGAACTTTGTATCTGCTAAAACTGCCACATACAAGACACCTGGAGGCTTGCAGTTAGGAAATCGTCTAGTGAAAGAAAGAAAGACTGTAAAAGCCTTGATGAAGAAATACCCTGGTTGGATTCGTCTGAACCCCACCAGGAAATCTAAGATGCCTGAAATTCGTTTAGTTGATCCTACCAAAGGTACCAGTGGTACCAAAGGTACAAGTGGTACCAAAGGTACAAAAGGTAAAAAGACCAGAAAGATACGGAAATAATCTTAGCTTGCGTATTTCATTCCTCCCATACCACCCTCGATAACTAGAAAGTTAATGCTCTCGACAAACACTACATAATTTATTAAATACATTGAATCTTGAGCCAGAGGCCATGGATCAATATCTATCTGGAAATTCTTAACTCTACTTGTATTCAAAGAACCACTTGGCTTCATCCACTTTGATGTGTCTAAAGCGAAGCTGTAAATTGCCAGACCTGGTGGAAATACTCCCGTTGCGTATCTCCATGAACTTAGTTCATTGAAATACTGGAGTGGCTTTATTTCTTGTGCATCATTTCCATCACATATTATACGCATTTGTCTTATAATATCTTCTTGCATTGACTCACCATTAATACCCGAAGACCCACCCTCTGGAATACCTGAAATAGCAGGAATAAATGGAGCCTGACCATATCTCCACCAATTTGTATAATTAGTCCATGCGTTCAAATACTGCGTTGCATCTGACCGTCTTGGTATGACTATGATGCGAGGAACTGGGTTATGTGTATAAAGATCGAATAATTGTCTTGAAGAAACACTCGGAAAAGGATATCTGGTGATCTGTCTAACAATGTAGGTTAGAGGTTTTGTGGCAAATGTTCTTCGTTCATCATCTGTCAAATATACATAGGTTGCCTGTAGTCTTGGGTTAAGAGGCCATGTATTAATGCTTGGTGGCGTGTAATCAATATCTGTTAAGAAATTTCTGATATAAATGTTAGGATCTGTATTTGGCTGGTATCCTACATTACCAGATTGTAGTTGTGATATAGAAGCTCTTACCATAGTTTCAGGACGAACCCTAAAACCAGATGGATCTAGAACAGTATATAGATCTCTTATTGGCCGCAAGGTTAATTGAACTTCACATTCGTGATATTGTAGCGCAATAAGAGGTAATGCTAGACCTGCATTTTGAGAAAACCAAAAGGAAAGTGGTATAGTAATATCACGTCCAGGAATGGAAGGAAAGTTATTCTGCGCCTGAATTTTAGGATCAGTATTACGAAACACATTCGGATAAAATCCAGGTGCCTTTGATCTTGTAACAGCACGTGCTTGACCGCCGGAATAATGTCCATTTGAAGGGTCGTAGAGTTCTGGAACATCGCCGACTAATTGCTGCCACTTGTTATATTGTGTTTCATCTTGGTCTGTGAAGGCCGTTGAAATAATATAGTCACTATCGAATTGTTGCACCTGCGTTCCTCCAATCAAGAAGGTTGCATCTTGAATGATTTGGGCTCCAATATAACGAACCCATTGAAACTGGTACTGAGAGCGACCTTGTAATGGACCTGGAACATTCGGATCAAAATATTTAGAATAAATATCTGGTAGAGTAAAAGTAAAATACAAGTCTGAAAGTAAATCAGCAACACGTTGTACCTTCGCACGGAGTTGAATTGGCTCGTCAAAGAAAAGTTCTTGTGGGCCCTCTAGAGGTAGAGTAACTGATTCAAAGGCAAAATGACTGTATTTCTTTAAAACCATATAGAAATAGGTGAAATCTGGATTTCCACTTAGAATAACGTTTTGTGCGCCGTAGGCGACTAATATAAATAATCCACCGCCAGGCATATCTCTTCTTGTTCTTACGAAAGAAGAAGAGGTATGGTTTTAAGCGTAATAGAAGACCAGTTTGATGGGGTCAAAGGATTAGGTGTAGTTTTATCAACGGGGTCAAAGGGGCGGAGCCCCTTTAAGGACCCTGTTTATTCGCCCACCATGTATCAGACAAATAGGGAACCAATGACATATCGGCACTATCCATAACTGTAGAAGGCTGCATATTAATGAGATACTGGATTTCAGTATATGTCAATGCATATCCAAAGTAATACACTCTGCTAATCAAACCCTTGATAGCACCATCAAATTCTAGACTTGAAGCAGGCTGAGAACCAATAAACTCTAAGTCTTTCTCTAAGGATGTAGTAATTGTCTTAGAGAGACTAATTCTACGATTGCTAAAAGCATAGACATTACCATAGTTTTGGTAAGGGGGGGTATTACCAGATAACGCCATCTTCTTCTTCAAGTTTCCATTGATATATAGATACATTGTATTACCCTTGCATGTTACTGTCAAGTGAAACCACTTGTCGACTGGGATATTTTCAATCTCAGCATAATTACCCCAGGTGTCAAAACAATTCATGAATACACGTATCTTATTCGTATCACCCCAGCAGAAGATACCAGGTCCGAGTAAGGGGTATACTTGCCCATACCCTTTGTGTAGGATATGGTATAATTTGTGTTCACCCTTAGAGAATGTATCACTCTTGATATGGATGAACATAGCATAACTGAATTCAACGCCGGAACGCTGATTATCAGAGAAATATATTGTCTTAGCCGCTGGGTTATGAGGGTTTTGAATGGCAGTAAACATCTTAGCACCGGACATATATGTGTTTGGGAAGAGTTCAACACGATCTCTGAACATTGCCATAAACGAATTATATATATATTCGCTTATAGATAATGATATATATAAGGCCATAACAAGTGCAACACCAGATAGTATCTGTGATAAAGGGTCAGTGCCCATCATTGAAACTCCTGTTGCTTCCATCTACTATATGTAAAAGTTAGTTTAACCTTTCACATATGATAGTTTATTTGATTTATTAACCACTGTTTGTGCTAAAAACAGTTGACCCATTTCTCTTGATATCAAAAGAATACTCTCCAGGGTTCAAGCTGCTCAATGAGAAGCTTGAGAAAGGACCCGCCTGGTAATATGAGTAAACTCTATCCGGAGAATACGCAAAATTAGCAGCGCGTGTCATTCCAATAATACCACCGAAGCCATTTGGTCCTCCAAGCTTGAGTGTAGGTGTCTCACCATCGACCTTGAAGAGGCCATCTAGTAAGCAAGAGCGAGAGAGCTTGCCATCGATGTAAATATCGATTGTACGACCCGATAGAACAGCCGTAATATTAACCCACTTCTGCAAATCGACCTGTTCAATATCACACTTCTTGAAGTCAGGGGAAGAGTCTGTGTATGGCGATGTTCCGTCAACAATCGCCTTGTAATCTCTAGTGAATGTCAAATCGCCTGTTCTGTTATCCTGGGATTCAACACTTACACGAACACCAAGCTTATTGGTAAATTGTCCTAGATACATAACAAGTGTCATGAACCCAGTTGTCTCAGGAGCACCGCCAGACAAAACCAAGAAGGGCTTATTCTTTCCCTTATTTAATCCCCAATCCGTCACATAAATCCATGTGCTAATGGAATATTCACCTCCGCCGTAGATTTGAGGTACTTGGGCACCTGTGTAGACAGCCGCCTTTTTATCCTTTGCAGGAAGACCATCGCTGGGTGAACTGTAGATAACCATATCTTGCGCATCGGCGGACCCATATAGCCACTTCCATAAGTAGAATAATGCCACAAGCAGTAAAATAGCAAGAACTACCATTATAGCCATTCTGGAAGGGTCCATTCTAATCTAATGTAAGAAACACTTTATGCGTAGGGAGATGACCACTCTTCGAAGGGGCCTGGCCGTTTTGGATTTGTACAATTTCCACCCGGACACCAAGGTCCGATATTCGGCAATGCTGGCATAAATGGCTTGATTAATGACGTCAATGTAAATGGTATATAAGGTTCTCCCGTAGTGCTAACTGAGTTTTTCACTAGTTCACGTACTTCATATGCCTTCATTGCATATGGAGCTAAACTGAGCAATGAAATCTTACCTCCTAGTCTTTTATCTCCTACAACTAATGGCTGCGTATCATCGAAATCAGGCATTGCCGTACATGTATGGCTTACTGCTAAAGTTCCATTCAAGTAAATATGAAATCTACGACCATTCTTTACTATTACTACAGCAGTCCATCGTTGTAAAGGAAAATTTGGTATCTCTGCATATTCAGGATTAGCATATCCTTTCACGAATATTTCAAGACGAGCAGGTGCCATATTTAGTCCACGACCTGCATCAGGTGCGACTAGAAGTTGAAATGTTTGCTTGGATCCAATTCTAATAACCTTTGCATATTCATTACCTGATTGAGCAGTTCGGTCTTTTAATGTTGGCTTTATGTAAAATACTAATGAAGAACCGGAACTGGATGTCCAAGGACCTTTTAGTTCCTCGTTCGTAATTATTTGTGTAGGCTTAGATAAGCCTATATCATCTTCTTTACCAATACGCTCAAAGGGTTTCGGAAGCATTAAATGAGAAAGAAGTAGGTATATTAAAATAGAGCATACTAAAATTATAAATACCCCTACAAGTATATTCATCTATTCATAGTCATCAAAATCAAAATGAAATGTGAATGTAAAGGTAAATTCATTATAACTACGTGTAATAGTAACTTCTTCCATTATATATTGTATTATGTAATAATTTTTAAGCCTATCATATTTTCAGCATATGTAATGAATGCTGGTTTGTTTTCAGTTAATAGTAATAATGCTGCATTCGTATCGCCTATTTCAATCCACCCCTTTACTATACGCTGAACATCAGTAAATAATCCGGGTATAAGTTTCATTATATAATCTGAATTAGAATAATCTAGGGGATCTATGCCATGATTCATTATAAAGGAACGTTTAATAGCTTCTGTTTTTTTAAAGGGTAATATCCATTCACATACCCAATCTGGATGTGTGATTGTATATTTTATGCTATGTTCAGTCTGAGATATTACTCCAGACATATACTGCTAATTTAATAGGTTAATTATATTTCAAATTTTTCATCACTACGTAGCCTATATGTCTTCGCTCTACGCTTATGTTTAATTCTAATTTTTCTTGTTTTACCACCCTCTACAACAGGATCATATCCTAGAGAAAGACGAATCATATTCATTAGTCTTATTCCATCTTCTCTAGTCATTTCACCAATTAGAACACCACCCAAGAATGCTTCCTTATTTCCTGAAATAGCTGCTTCTCTCATTTTAGTTCCAGACATCGCCTTTGCACTCATGTTTGCTGCGTTCACCGTTCTCTCTCCTAGAGACTCCACTTTCAAACTATCCTTGAATACCTTCTGAAATGTTGAAACACGGTCCGATCCAACTCCCATTGTAATATCATCGTATCCCGATGAACGAAGTTTATCTACAACATTAAAAAGTTGAGGGCATTCTTCAACAGTTGTATCTATAAAGATAACACCACTTGCGGGATACATCTTTCTTAAGATTTCAACCTTAGTTCCAACGGGTAATGGGTTTTCATTTTCATCTGTCGACATGAAATTACCTGTTTTCTGCATTTCTCTATAAAGTCTAGTTCTCTTGTATTTTTCCATGTCATTTTGTTTACTAGATACAAATACATATGCATCCGCATCTTCTGCCCTTGCCAATTCTGAAAGTTTATCAATCAATACCTTATGGCCAATTGTCGGAGGTTGAAATCGCCCAAAGGTAAAATAAACCTTTGAGTGATGTTTTACTATTGATGTCATATCTATTAGAAGCTTACAGTTATAAGTTTATATTGAGATTTATCTGCTAAGTCATCCATACGCCCCTTCATTTCAGCAGCACTAATTGTAGAACCAAAGCATCTGACATTCAAGACACCTATTCCCTTCGACATTACCTTGTTTTTTAGAACAATATTAGATG